GGCTTGGCATCGAAACAAGTACTATTCGAGACTTGCAGCGAGACGCATCTAATCAACAGTATTTAGATTTACAGCGCAATATTCCTCTTCTTGAAAAGATGAAGAATAATGACTTAATTCGTCAGCAAGCTCTTTTAAATACTCAAGGACAACTTCAAGGACAGTTAGGAATTCTTGCAACCGCTGGTGCATTAGCCCAAGGTGCACAAGCGCAAACAGGTGAAACCTTGCGTACCGCACTGACCTCTAATCCTTATGCAGGTTCTGTTCTGCAAGCACCCCAGATTCGTTTTGGTTGATCGTCATGCAACAGTACCAATTCCCTAATTATTCTGCTGCTGCATTCAAGGGTGGTCCTATTACAGGTACTACGCCTTTCCAGGCAACAGGTCAGCTTGCTGGTAAGTATGGCGAAGTAATGCCAAAGATGAGTAAAACAGAAGAAGTTAAAAACCAGTTGAAAGATCTTGGCATTGATACTTCTACTCCTATCGGCGGCGCACTTGCCATCAATCTTTTACAACGTTCCCAAGAAAGCGATCTTGGTACTATTAAAGAACAAGGTGAATACTTTAAAGGTCTGATGAATGAGATGGCTGATGCTGCACAAAAACGTGCAATGGAAGCTAATGTATTCGCTGGTATTATTAACTTACCTAACCAATTCTCACGAGCCATGGCAGAGAAGTATCGTTACTTCCCAGAGACCATGGAAGTCGTAGCCCAAGGTATTCGTCCGGGAACTACCTTTGCCAACCGCCAGTACATCAATCTTTGATAGGAGTTAAAAATGTCTGTATTTGGATTTGACCTTGCTTCCCAAGGTATCAACCTTGCTCCTGGCGCAACTAATGCACTTTCCGGCGGAGGCAGCGGTGGTTTTGGTAGTTTCCTTAGTGGAGGCGGTGGTTTAGGTTTCTTGACTGCAGCAAATTCTGCTTTGTCTGGCCTGGCGCAGGCCAATGCAAATCAGTCTGCACAAAACCAGCTTGCAGCTGCAAATGCAGTATTTGATGCCAACTTTGGAAAAGATTTATTCTCTTCTAATCTTGACTATTTCCGTCAAAAAGAAGGACCTGCATACGCCGCGAAGTTTTCTGTGAATGATCCTTTTTATCGCCAGCAACGTACGATGCAAGGACTTCCTGAATTAGCAGGACGTTATGGTGCTTTCGGCGCTTTTGTTTCTTAAGTCCTCTTCCGCTAAAATAAAAAACAAGAGTAATAATAGGTCGTTTTAGATGGCGTTTCCTTTAGCAGCTATTGCAGGAGGCTTGGCTACTAGCCTAGGAGGTTCTTTAGCTGGATCTCTGTTCGGTGGAGGTGGTACTCAATTTCAACCATCTGAAACAATGCAGGCTTTGAGTGAGTTCGGCTTGGGCCAACTCAAAGCAAGTAAAGCACAGAAAAAAAGTCTTAAAGCACAGTTCAGAAATCAGTTAAGAGATGATAATAGAGGAGCAGCAGAAGCTTTTCTTTCTTCTTATCGAGATCGTTTCTCTAACCCTGCATTTATTGATAAAGCATTAGCTAAAAGCTACAAACAAGATGTTGATCTTGGCGGTGAGAATTTCTTTAACGTAGCAGATAGAGTTTATAAGCAAGCAGGCGTGGGCTTCTCTGGAGAAGATTATCAAAACTTTGCTGACCAAGCAAAAGCATTTGGTATTCGCAGCCCCCAAGCTTTCCAGGATATGTTGCGTCAGGATTTAATTGCATCCGGTAAAATTATGACGCCACAACAAGAGCAGTTGTCTTATATGTTTGGAATGCCACAGAGAGACGAAACGGGTAGAATTACCAATCTTTATAGGTCTCTTCCCAAGGTCGATGGCAATCAAATTGCCAGCAGGGTTCCTTCCACCTTTTAATTTATAATCTTGATAAGGAGATAAAAAATGGCAAACAAAAACAATAAAAACAAAAATAAAAACAAAAATCCTTTTGTAGCAATTTCTAATCAGATTTATGGCCCCAGTCCAAGCAGTGGCGGTGGAAGTGGCGGTGGCGGTGGCGGTGGAAATAAAACCGGTGGCGGCGGTAATGGCGGCGGCGGTGGAGCTAAAAGCGCACAAGAATTAAAAGATAAAATTAAACAAAAAGCTGCAGCTGGCGTATCACTAGCACAGATTCAACAAAGTAATGCCGGACAAAAGGTCAACTCCAGTGCTGTAGAGAAGATTTTTGAGAGGTTTAGTCCCAATGCTCCTACGGGTGGCGCCGGTGGCGGTAACCAAGGCGGTGGAGGAGTTGGCAATAGAGGTGGTGGCGGGAATCAAGGAGGAGGTGGTGGCGGTAATAGAGGTGGCGGCAATAGGCCGGGTAATATTCCTACAACACCTACAACACCTACAACACCTAGAACACCCGGGACTTTTCCTAGCGGAGGTGCCACGAACTCCACGGCGCCTTCCACTGGTGACTTCAGCACCATTTTTGAAAACTTATCAACTGCCCAGGAAAACCTGGCCAATATTCAAGGTGGCTTTAGTGTACAGGCCGCCCAGATTGGCGCTAATGCTTCCGTTGCTTCTGCTGGTCTACGCGCTGATGCAGATAAGGAAGTAGCCAGGGCTTATGCTGATGCACAGAAGTTCTCCTCTGAAAGAGGTTTAGAAGGTACTAAGTACGTTGCAGACCGTGAGTCTGAATGGCGCCAGGCAGTAGCCAACATCGAAGTCAAAGGCCGTCTTGATCTACAACCGATCATCAATGCTGGTATCCAGCGAGTTGCTGAGATCGAAGGTGCAACTCAACGTGATGTTGCTGATATTACCGGTCGTTTCAATGTTGCTGCAACTAAAACACGTAGTGATGCGGACGAAAGAATCAGTAAAGTACAGCTTGCTGGTAACTTGTATGGTCTAATTAATTCCGTATTTGGATAATATTGTTTAAAATATATAGATAACCTATCTGGTTTAGAGAAATGGCTAGCAGCGTGCCCACAGGACAAACTACTGCTGATGACTTTTTTGACATCAATAAGTTTCAGCAGCTTCTTGATCGACTTGAAGGCTCTAAAGGTCGTCAGCGTCGTCAAGAAGGCTTAGAAGGCCGTCGCAATATCTTTGCGCAGGGTCTTGCCAGCATGATGAGTAACTTCTGATTTAAAATCTAATGACTAGTAGCGTACCCGCCGGACAAAGCACTGCCGACGATTTTTTTGACATCAATAAGTTCCAGCAACTCCTGGATCGTCTTGAGGGTTCTAAAGGTCGTCAGCGTCGTCAAGAAGGACTTGAGAGTCGCCGTGACATTTTTGCTCAAGGCCTCTCCAGCATGATGAGCAACTTCTGATTTACTTATTGGAGATTCATAAGCCATGACAAGCAGCGTACCTGCAGGTCAATCTGATATTGATGATTATTTTGACCTAGACAAATACAAGCAAGCTGCTGAAGTGGCTTATAGTTTCTCCAAGAAGAAGATTGAAGATGCTGGAACACAAGAACGTGAAACCATCGGAAAAGGAGCAACGGAACAACGAGCCTCTGCAAAGCAAGCACAGGACTTCAGCGAGAGCGACGAGGCCAGGGACTACAATCAAGCCCAACGAGCGTATCGATATTGAGTTATTCGATCAGTGGGTCGACAACTTAACATCAGCAGAACAGGAAGCATTCAATACATTTGCCGAAGAAACTTATTCGGTAATTGAGTGCTTCCTTTATGCACGTTTTCTTGGCTACAGGGGAAGTATTATTCCTTGTGAACTCTGGGTTAAAAAGCTATATCCAAAACCTGATCATCGCAAGACACTTCTTTATGAAGTTGAAGAGATGCAGGAAGATATCCGCAAGCTACGCGAAGACGTAGATAATGGTATTGTAAAGCGGGATGCTGGTGTCGCACGTATTGCTTCTATGCAAAAAGAATTACGTGGCACTATTGCACAGATTGAACAAGCAACTTCTGGACGCGATAGAAAAGGGTTGTTGATGGCTGGAGCTGACCGTGCAATCCGAGAACTGATGTCAATCTTCAAGGACGATCCAATTGAAATTCCGTTAGAAGAAGCATCAATGAGTGTCTGGGCTAAAATGCAATTTGAGGAAGGTTGAATTCAAAGTGACTAATGAATCCTGATCAGCAGGCTATTCCGGCGGGTGACGAGCGTTTAGCTGGTAGCCTAATGAATGTAGTTCTTAAACTACAGAAGAATCGTCGCCGTGGTATTGATGGGATTCCTGCTCCACAACAGGGTTCACCAGAAGAAGGTGCAAACGTCTTAAACGCTATTCGTGATCAAAAACAAGATGAGCAAAAACAAAATGCCACCGGAGCTCCTGGAGCACTTCAAAAAGAAGGAAGCGAAGAGGGAGGACGGCAGCGAAATGTCCGACAAGGAGAAGAGGAAGGCGGCCCTGGACAAGGCCCGCAAGTACAAGGAACAGAAGAAGGACAGCAACAATTCCGAAGAAGAATGATGTAGTATTCAATAACTAATTGAATAGTTAACATCGTGCCGTCTTATCAACACCTTGCTTACCGTCGTAACGCTAGGGCAGCGGCACAAAAGCAACAGCTACGTCCACCGAAGAACGCTGCGAGTATTCAAAGAGCTCGTGATGACTTTGGTTTCTTTTGTGAGTACGTAGCAGATAAACCTCCTGCAGAGCACCACAAGCATTGGCATCGTCACTTTGTGACGGAAGAAGATAGTAGTTGCCTAATTAAAATTGCTGGCCCCAACGTTGACCTACTCGCACCTCGTGGATCTGCAAAATCGACCGTACTTGGACTACTAACTGCATGGGCTATTGGTATCCATACGCACGCCAGGAGACCACTGCAGATTCTTTATCTTTCTTATACGGTTGATATTGCACGCTCAAAATCTGCAACCATCAAAAGAATTATTGAGAGTAAAAGGTATCAAGAAGTTTTTCCAAAAGTCCGTCTGCTTAAGAACGTAACTAGCAATGAGTACTGGTCCATCGATCACAAGTTTGCTGGTATTGACACCACAGGTGAAGAACAGTTTACTCTCTGCGCAGCAGGCCTGAAAGGTTCGGTGACATCAAAACGTTCTCATCTTGTCATGATTGATGATGCCATCAAGTCTGCTGCTGATATTGCCAATCCAGATATCCGAAAGCAAATGCAGGAGAACTGGAATGCTGTGATCGCACCAACCATGTTCGAAGGTGCCAGGGCAATCTGCCTTGGTACTCGCTTCCGGCATGACGATATCCATTCCACTACTTTTAACGAACAAAATAATTGGCAACAGATTGTTTTGTCAGCAATACTTAACGATCCCAAAACAGGTGAGGAAAAGTCTTACTGGCCTGAGATGTGGTCATTGGATTATCTGAAGGAAAAGAAACGGCAAGCGCCAATTGCTTTTTCTTTCCAGTACATGAATCAAGTCATCAGGCAGAACGAGCTTTCGCTTGCGCCTGAATTAATTGTTAAAGCTGAGATATCAACCGAATTCGATACTTTGGGTGTTGGGGTTGACCTATCTGCTGGAACCAAGGAAAAGAATGATTACACCGTGATGGTATTGGGAGGACGTATTGGAGATCAAATTCACATCATTGATTACAGGCGTATTCGAGTGATGGGAAATCTTGAGAAGCTGGATCAACTCAAAGAACTTCTCAATGATTGGTCCATTCTCGGCAAAGACGAGAATGGTCTTTACTATCCAACTCACTCGACGTGCGACATCTGGAGTGAAGCTGTTCAGTACCAGGCATCTTTGGAAGCCGACTTTAAACGTGTTTGCTTGAATCAAGAAGGACTCTACAATTTAATTTGGCATCCTGTTAAAGGTTTCAGGGCAGATAAACTTGCTCGATTCCGCGGCTGTATGGGTATGTTTGAAGAACGCAAGATTATATTCAATCGTTATCGTAATTTCACGGCAATGTTTGAAGAGCTAACTAATTTTGGTGTCAGTAGTCACGATGATACTGTCGATGCATTGGTATGGTTAATTACCGGTTTGATGCGCAAGGGACAACTTCACCTTGATTACTAGCTTTTAGAATTAGAAAAAAGCTTTTTGTCTAGTGGGTCCCGAATATATAGCAATTGTATTGACGGCCACAATCTCGGCTATCACAGGAGGAGGCTGGGCAGCCTCTAAAATTCTTAGTCGCTATAGTGATCAAGTACAGCAGGCCTTTAGTTATATCGGCTCGCAGAAGAGAAGGATTGATGTCTTGGAAGAAGATCTGAAGCGCTTACCAATGGACTACGTCCTTAAAGTAGATTTCTTAAGAGAAATCCAAGATATGCATAATAATTTCCGTGAAATCAACAATAAACTTGATAAACTAATCGAAAAGATGCTTTCGAGTAAATGAGTTACATTCTTGAAGTTCAAGAAGACGAGAACGGTGATCCTTATATTATTCTTCCCGAGGAGGTAACCGAAGACCTTGGTTGGCAAGAAGGCGATTTACTGAATTGGGACGTACGTGGAACTGGGATCATCATTAGCAAAGTCAATGATGCTGCCGGTTACGAAGTTATAGAAGAGTAGAATAATTTCAAAAGAAGACAAGCAAAATGGCTCAGGGTTTTTATGGCGGCTATATGGGCAACGCAGGCGCCCTTGATGATCTTGTTTATCGCGGTCAGCAAGGTCAAATGATGCCAATGCCTTATTACGGCGGCGGCATGATCATGCA